CTGTTCCACTCTGAATGTCATAATTCATGTAGGCAGTAGAACCAAATCCAGCAATCCAGAATGCAAGTTGAACATATCGCACTGGATCAGATGGTGGTTGTTTTACCCACGCGCTCATTGTGTATGCAGTATTTGCTGCTGGAGTAAATGGTCCAGTTGTTTCATGGATGTGGCGTGTAATCAAAACGCCAGCAATCTCAGTAATTGAACTAGATGATAATCCTGATCCATCTGGACTTGTCGCCACTAAATCAATTGCTGTTACATTATTTGCTGTGCTATTCCAGTAAGAAAAAGAATAGCTGCTACTGAATTTGCTGCTATATGCTGTTCTATTGGTGCGTGATTCTTCAATTAGCAAGCCTTTACTTGATGCAGTTAGTGGTTCGTGATCAAAACGAGCAGCGTTTATTGCAGCACTATAAATAATGCTGGATGATGTTTTTATTACTGGACTTGATCCAGATGCTGACCAATTTGCCTTGTCTGGAGTTGATTCATTTCCAGCAGCAGCATAATATGTATTTTGAGATTCTGGATCGTTATCTTTAATTATCTGCCATTGAGTTCCATTATATGAAACAGCAAATGATGGATAACCAGCATCTGTTGAATTATAAACACTATTAAGAAGATAGCCATCAATACTTAATTGAGGTGCAAGATATGTGGCTGTACTTGATCTAGTAAATACAGGTGTCGGCCCTTTACGCGCAGTGAGCGTCTTATCAGTGGCAAACTGGAGATCCAGAGATAATCCATTTGGGTTGAGTGATCCAGATCCTCCAACAAGTGAGTTTGAAAGCGAGTATTCCATTATCGAAATTGCATATTTGAGTTGGTAGAAATACGAGTTCCAAGCATACCTGTGTTGCGTTGATTATCGATTCTTATGAGTTCCTCCTCTAAGATCATCTGAGCCTCTTGATCAACAAGCTGAGACTTATCCTGTTGCCCTTCTGAGCGCAAGTAGTCAGCATAAACTGCATGACCTAGGTATTGGAACCATTCCAATGGAATCTCAGTAGTCTCCCCAGCAGCAGTGCCGTATTGGGCTGAGTTAACGGATTTATATGTGACAAATACGCTCGATGGATTAGTACTTCCAATTAGTGGTACAGCACCCTCTGTAGAAATATGATAGTCATACTCTTGGACGCTATTGGTCTGGTACGGCTTGCGGTTAAACATCCGAATGAATGTATCAACGTCAGGGAATGTCGGTTGATCGTATGAGATATACCCAAGATATGGAGATACCGATCCAGAACTAAGCGTAGCGGATGAGGTTGCAGTGAAAACAGTTCCAACTGCTTCAGAAGATGCACCTAGTGCGATAAACTCATTAGCTGGGTTAGTCAGGATGACATAGATACTGCCAGATACAATATTTGTCTGAGAGGTTGATGCATTGTACATCAATAGTTCCTTACCTACTTGGAGGAACCTAGGCCAAAAATTCGTGGCACGATACGCAAAGAATGCCCTGCGATTAATAAATGCATTGATGCGTCCAAGTTCATTTGCAGCAAGTGTAACGCCACAAAGCGATTGGATTAGCGTGAGCAGTAGTGCGTATGTTTTAGTTGGCATTATAGTTTATTACTAGCCATTGTAGGCTCAAGTCTTTGGAAGTCCTTAACAAATCCACGATCATCGAAACACTCGTGACCATACTTCTCCCGAATTAGGAAGAACTCATGCGCTGGGATACTAGCGACCAGCTTGCCGAGTCCCTTGATTGATTTGTGACCTCTAGCCTCAAACGCCTCCTGAGCACAGGCTCGTTCACGAAATTTCTGTTGGGTCTCCATTAACATACGTCCACTGCACAACTCCCGAATGAGAGCTTGGTTCATTGCCTCGTCTGATAGCTTCATGGTCAAAAAGAAGGGCAGGGGCAGATTACTCTACCCCTACCCAGTTATGAATTAAACATTCACAAAGCGAGCGAGATCAAGAATTCGAATACCAATTAGGATCTCACCAGCAGTAATGCCAGAGATATTTGCATCAGTAAGCGTAAGAATGATATCTGTATCGCTAGAAACAGCTTTGATAGCCTTTGTAGCACCTGATGTGAATAGACTACCAGTATTAAAAACTGGAGCAGCAGGAGCAGTTGTTGGAGCAAATGCAGAAAGCAATTCAGTTGCCGCACCACTTACACCAACTCCGATAGAAGGAGCAGCAGTTCCACCAGCAATACTAGTAGTAATGACACCTCCGATTAATTCAACAGCACCACCAGCAGGGACAGTGAAGATTTTTTTTGTTCCACCATTGCCAATCGTTTTCAGATCAGCAGCAGTAAGACGCACAACATCAGTGAATCCACTGGTTTCGTTATTAGCAAGTTTAGCCATATTATTATATTTTTATAGTTATAGATTAAGCGGTATATGCAATTTTACCATGTGCACCTGGATGTTTAACACAAAGTGCGCCAGTCACATCAACATATCCACGCTCACCACCACCTTGGTTTTCAAGGCGCGTAGCACCCATAGGAATGAGAGTGTTATATTGAAGATAGCTTGGGTTAACTAGATATCCACGAGCAAATGCATTAGGAAAGCAATCTGGATTTCCATTAATTAGCTTAACGATACCAAAATCGGAATCATATAGTTGCACAGAGTGAGTTACCTTTTTGGCATCTGCCATTTGTTGAACAGTATAAACAACTTCAGAAGCTGCGGCAGCAGACGAACGAGTAAAGTTAGATACAAGTTTACGAAGGGCTACGTTAGCAACAAGCGTAAGAGAGTTTGCTTGACCATTAACCGAGAAGATCGAAGCAACGATATCATTGAAACTAGTTTCAGTAAGAGCACTAGTCTTGATGCTTCCAGTAGGAGTACGATATGCGGCAGGAACGTCAGCAGGGCCAGTAGAGGACAACCATGCACCTAGTCCACGAGTAGCGTATGGAGTACCTGCACCATCCTCTACAGAACGATCATTGTCAGAACAGATAGTCTTCTCAACATCACGTTTAAGTTCGCGCATAGCCTTTGCTTCAGCCTGTGCAATGTTAGCTGGCCCAACAGAGGTCACAGCTTCTTGCAGGTTGGAAACTAGGAAATCTCGACGATGGATTTGGACGTAATTTCCTAAACGAGCGCGATCAGCAAACTTGTCACTGAACGAATTAACATCTACACCTTCACTGATACCAGTAGTAACAGGGGCGGCAAGTTTATCAGCAGTCCACTCCGTAAATGTAGATTTAGCAGTGCCTTTAGAGCAAAGGCTGAGAAGTGGTGTTTCTTCTGGGGCGAGCAATGTCAACTCATTAGAGAGATCCTCGCGATTTCCGATTGCAGAACCAGTCGTCGAGCGACCAGTAGGAGCATTGGGTTGATAGGTATTTGAAATAGCCATAGTATTAGTTTATTTAGATTTGAAATTATTTGTATTTAGCGATTCTAGCAGAGATCCAATCATCTACGGAGTGACTTTGTTCAAACTTGCTATATGCATCTATCGCCTTTCTTTCAGATTGCTTACCCGACTTGATAGTACCACTTCCAATAGGTGATGATGGCGGACTTGCCTTCAACTTACTTCCCATCTGTGATGCTCCAGCCTTTAGCTTTCCTCCGAAAATCGAGTTTGCTGCATGAGCAAGGATGTATTCGATTTGTGCTCCCAATTCTGGTATCTGATTTCGTACTTGTCCTACGAGTGGATCGTTCATCATAGCTGCGAATTGAGCACCGATCTTTGACTTCTCGTCTTGGATCTCAGGGATTTCATTCTTAGCCGCTGCTGAATAATGCTGTTCCATTGCTACGAGATGTTGCATCTTCTGCAACTGCTTCTCCTGAGCAGGGAGGTACTTAGTCATACCCTCACGCGCATTCCGATTTGCCTTCTTGATATCCTTCTTGGAGAACTCGCGATCACCGATAACGATAATATCATCGTTTGCGTAATCCTCGTACTCTTCTAGGATGCTATCAGTATCTTCTAAGACTTTTTCAAGTTCCGCATACTTCGCAGTAATGTCCTTGGCATCTGTGATCTCCCTGAATGGGTTCTCATGCTGCGGGATATCCTTTACTGGAGCATTTGCTGCCTGCTGCGAGAGTTTCTCCTCAAGCAACTTCTTATGGGCAGTTAGCTCTCCAATACGTTGGAGTAGGCGACTCTTGCCCTTCTTGGCAAGATCTTGAATCTGTTCTGTCGTAAGATTTAGCAGATCGATTTCAGACTCATCACTAGGTTCTTCAGATTCGTCACTGATATCATCCTCGAATTGATCTTCAGTCTCAGTTTCCTGATCCTCCGATTCAACCTCAGACTCTACCTCTGACTCCTCAATTGGTTCCTCTTGATTTGATGCACTACCAGTTCGACGAGCAATATACTCTTCTACTGATACATTTGACACTGGTTCTGTAGCTCCAGCGATAGCCGATGATTGTTCACTCATAGTAAAACGCCAATTACGCTAGGCGATAGCGATATCGGAGTGCTGCTACGAATATATAGTTTTGTCAAGCTAGTTTATAAACAAACACCCCAGCCAAATTAATGACTGAGGTGCTGTAACGACAACATGAAACAATAACCAGAGTGTAACCGACCAAAGTTACGAGGTCATACTAGCTAATTGTAGGATTTCGTCAAGTGTAGAAATCGATCCAGCTAATTTCATTACATCATTTGGAGACTCCGTTTGGCGTAGTTGACCGATAAAAGCCTCGCGTTCTGAATGAATAAACTCGATAAAGACCTTAAATTCCTCGTTATTTTTGAGGATAGCTATTGCTTCTACTAGTGTTGGTTTTGGTATCATATTATTTTACTGATTTAGTTCCCTTACATTTCCATTTCTTTCGAGATAGATTATTTGGTGAGTTAGGATCTGATTTCCAGTCTCCCTTAATCTTGGCAGATCGAGCACAATATGCATCCCCCTTAGCGGTTCCTGCACGAATACGATCCTTGCCATCAGCGGCCTTTCCAGCCTGCCCATAGCGAATAGTATTCTTTCTGCCAGTCTCTGGATTGGTAATTACTTTGGTAAATCTCTTTTCCATTACTTCCTCTTTGCTGTTTTTGCCGCTTGCTTGAAGTCCTTAGCAGTAGGAGCGTTCTTGCTACCGACCTTATTCATCTTCTCTCCAGATCCCGCTTTGATACGAGCCTGCTTTGCATGGATATTAGCGTATAGTCCTTTCTTCATAATTTATTTTTATTCTGTGGAATGATTAATCTCTCAATCTCATCGACTGCTTCCTCTGCCGTTAAGTGGCGGATCTTATAATCTCCCCAGTCCTCAATATATTCCTCTGAAAGAATACGCCAAGATCCATCAGGACATTGATAGATTTTTAAATTTAGTTCCATTACTGATTCATGTTTTGAGTTTGAACTCCACCTACTTCCGCAGGAGCAGTGCCGATACGCCCAATCTGGGCATTCTGAGCCTGTTGCATTTGGAATTGATACTGACCAGCATACTTCTGTAGACGCTCGCTAAACGATGGATCTGACTGCGCTCTCTGGGCGATATCAGGTTGCTGGGCATACGCCTGTAGTAGCTGCATTGCCACCTGTGCGCCATTTGGCTGGGCTGGAACCTCAATACCAGCATAGATCTTTGCAAGGTCATCTGTGACCTGTTTCTGAACCTTCTGGGAGGATTCCTCGGCAGGTTGCAGGACGTAGTCACCAAATACTGGATCAATGCTCATAGCCGCGAATTCAAGGAATTTGTCCATGTCGATTCGACCATTGCGGTCAAACTGGACTAGGCTACCGATTTGCTTCATGCGAGCCTCAGCATTCTCAGGATCTGCTCCGATAGAATCGAATGATACTACAATCTGATAGTTCTCGTCTGGAGATCCCTTTTTCATCACCTGCGGATTGGGGTTTCCAGTTACTTGGAAGAAGATCTCATCTGGCCCCATGCGTTGGTACAACTTCCACGCTAGGTTAAGAACATCCTTAACGTGATCTAGATACTTGTTCACAAAGAACTGCTGGCGGACTGCGGAGATAGGACTATTTATGTCTAATCCCACAGCACGATCTGCCTGAGCAATCATGGATGCCTCGACCTCGATAGACCCATTATCTGCTGGAGGGATAGGCCCAAATGCGATCTCACCTAGGCGACGATAAGGTACTCGTCGTGCTGGCCCCCAGTCAGTTGGAGGTCTACCAGCGGGGTGCATGATAGGAGGCAAGATGGACAAACTAGCACGATCAATACGGCTATCACGCTCAGTCTTAATCTGCATCTGTGCGCCGCGAAGAATATCAGGGAAGGTCTGAACCTCGTACATCCGCTTCTGATTATTGGATAACCGAGTCACGATAAATGGATAGTCATCATATCCATTGAGAAGTTCGCTCTTAGCATAACCTTCAACATGAGGATTAAAAATAGTACAATAGATTCCTTCGCAACCATCTTCATCAATAAGACGCTGATATGCATATAAAACCATGACAAGATCATGATCATTTGTAAGTGGTAATTTAGTAAATCGCTTTACCTTTTGACCATCAAGATAGTACGAGTCTTTTCCACGGAGACTATCAATTGCTTCATCGACCCATTCACTATCCCATCCTTCAGATGTAACTTTCTTTTCAAGTTCCTGAGAGGTTAGGAATGTTCGCCAGAAGACGTAAGGAGCCGATTGGGGGTCGATGACATATGGTGGGAACAGAACCTCTCCATCAGGGGCACAAGAGTGCACTACAGGGCAATCTACGGACGTTCTAGGGATCGGAACACTAGCCTTACCAGTAGTCCTGAGATCCTTGAGTAGCTTCCTAGCCCGACGCTTCTTCATCGCTGGGAATGCCAGCGCGACCATATCCAGTAACATCTTATCATCCTCGCCAGACATAATCAACTGAGCCATATCAGGAGATGCCTGAGCTAACTGGTCGATAGTTACATCTTGCAGGAAAGTACGCTTCTCACGCTTCCAACCCACATAGGTTACCATAATGCCCTTCTCAAGTAGGTAGTTAGCACCAAGTTCCATTTGATTCTTGAAGTCAGGAATGTAGCTAGACTTCATCCATTTCAAGAATGATGAAACAACTGCTGATCGAGGAATCGATGTAGTGCTAGTTGGGAATGCCTTAATATGACTGCGGCTGAGTGCCTGATCCAAGATAGATACGAATGCATCAATACGCTCACCAATCGTGTTTACCTCTTGATCGCTTGCACCATCCCAAGGGAATGCGTTAGCACCCTGTTTGCGTAAATCCGTTGTTTTACCATCCCATATGTTTCGACGATCATCATATCCTCGGCGGCAAATTTCAAAGTACTCATCCAATAGGAGCAAGCACTGGTTATAATTCTTCCTAAGCTGATAAATATCTGGCTCTGGATTTGCGTAAATCATCGCATGATCGGATACTTCCTCCATGAATGTCTCATCATCAATAATATCTTCAATATTAGTATTCATTTTTTATAGCTGTAATAAGTTTCTCCGTTCTCAACACGAACATCAACTTTAATATTCTTCTTAACAAGTCTTGCGGAATCTCTTGGACTACACTCAATAACGATCTTAAGACCATTTAGGATTCCATACACGAACCTAGGATTTGCCGCAGGTGAAATTACAAATACATCCTCAACTTGGATATTCTCTGGGACTGGACGCTCGATTGAATTCTTCAGGAGCCACAATGCCCTATCCGTCCACATAATAGTAGTGCCGACCTTCTCCCAGTCAGTATCGTGTACTAGATGCTTGTCCCGAAATGCTTTAATATCGACTGCGTTCAAGTTGAACTTCTTTGCGATATCCGACTGCTTGTGTTCTTTAGTATCCACCATTTTGATATGTTATTGTTTCTAGTTTTCTTGAGTCAACATGATCCAAATCTGAAACTGCCGCATACCTCAATACATCGATTGGGTCTTTCCATGCTTCCTTAAGTCCTTGCTCACCAGTGTATTCCGCCAGTGCGTGAATGATGTTCTGGCAGTCACTTGAGATGTAAAAGTGCGGACGATTCACTGAGTCTAGAGGCTTACTAGTATCGTAACTCATCTTGCTGATTAGTGCCTGTAGACCCTCTTCGATCTCTAGTCCTGCGGCTGGATTGCATACGATTTCCATTTCTGCTAAGTCTTCAATAATGGATGATGCACTCTCAGTGCCCTGATACCTTGCCGCACCTAGCCTTGGATCTATCAATCTGTCAAACACTTCTTCATCTTCCTCAAAATCATTTATCAGTTCAACGTAGTCCCTGATGCCATATCCAAGACCCTTAGCACCATCTCCAGAGACCCACTTGCCACTCTTCCACTCTGCCCAATCACCAATATCTACGCTAGGCCACTCCCTGTAAACATAGTAAGTACCGCACTCTGCAACTGCTACCCAGCACATAAACCAATTTTTAGCACCTGCTGGATCGATAATTTGATACCTAGTAACATTCTTTGTTGGAACCTTGTCAGGCTCGATGACGTTGACCAGAGTGTTGAACTTGGGAAACTTAGTAGCCTGAGACTTCACTGGTACACCATAGGCCCGAATAAGAATCTCCTCCTTTGGTCTCCCGATTAGGGTATCACGAATCCGATCATATCCTCCGAATGGATTATCCTGAGAATGGAAATAGTGGATGGATGCGTTACGCTTCTTACTGCGCTGGACGTATGGTACTAGTTCTCCGTTGAGTAGTTCTGCATTGCGTGATTCAATCGTCTTAGCACCATCTAGGAACTCCTTGATTACCTCAGTCCAGCCATTGATAGGTGTAAAGGTAATCAGCATCTTAGAATCCCTTGTAGCCAAGCGGAATCGTAGAGTGTTAACTAGCTCAGGCCCAAGCAAGTACTCATCCAACCATACCCCGATATTATGCCAAATAGGATTACGAGATCCAAGCTCAGCACCCTCTAGGATTGTTGGATTATTAGTATATTGTGCATAAGTTTTAAAGATGATCTGAGATCCATTTGGAAGAATCAGTGATGAGTCAGTAAAGCCATTCTTCTGAGTATATGAAATATATGCACCAGCACTTGTCTGCTTTGTTTTTAACTCAGCAGGTAGCCACTCGTATACCGCTTTCTGTTGCTGGCGAATAGATACCTCAGAGGTCTGTGCAAAGCAGAAGATCTCAGAGTTGGCATTCTCGACTGCCGCCCGAACTACAGAGTACGCACCAAACTGAGTCTTGCCTGATCGGTTCCCACCGAGTGCTAGGATTTCCGTAACTTCATTCAGTTGTTCCTCGGCCCGACTCCAGTGGGGTAGCCTGAATCCATAGCGGTATGGATCTTTCTCTGCGTTCTCGATTGCCTCATGGTATATTCTATGGAGTTCGACCAGTTCATCTGGTTCCATGAGTACGATTTCCTCATCCGTGGGAGGAGTCAGAATCTGGTGGGATCTCCACTTCATGCGTCGATAATTTCAGCTTCGACTGCCTCAGACTTGATCTTCTGAGCAATCCTAGACTTAGCCTGAGCAATCATAATCGCGGCATCATCGATTGATGCACCCTTCCTGTGCTCGATGACTAGACCTGCCATACCGCTCAACTGAGTGGCTTTATCGGTCATAATCCCAATCGTGAGTGCCAATCGGTCAGGTGAGATGTTCTTTAACTGATCTGGATCATCCGCGAGTTGCTCCGCCTTTGCGAACAAGAGATCTGTGTATTCCTCAGCCGCGAGTGCGTACTTTTTGGAGAATTCCTTTCTCTTGGTTTCCAGTGTATCCTCATGCCTCCATGCGAGGCCCCTGATGGTGCTACGATCTATCCCAGTATCCTTACTGATACTGAGTATGCTCTTGCCCTGTGCCAGCCCCCAGAGGGCCTTTGCGGCTCCGTATGGGTTAAATGATTCGACCTGCCGTGGATCTCCATGAGACTTAGCTCTTTCCATGACCTTTTGGAACCACTCGTCTGGTGGATTCTCCTGTATTGCTGGTTTGCTCATGTTGAAAATACTGCTCGATTATTTCATCTTTGCGGCAGATGCAATTGCTGAGGAGTTGCCAGAAGCCTTTGGCCTATGCTTGATCCTGTACTCGGATTCGACCTCGGCATCCGTATCGGCATAAATAGCGTCAATCGCATCAGGATCTCCCTGAGCCGCAGTTGATGCCAAGGCATGAGCTTCTTCTGGAGCGTTCTTTTTTACGACAAAGATTGTCCCACCATCGCTATCATACAATTTATATCCTATTCTCTCAAATAGATCTGGAACTTTTGGATTATGATTACTAATAGTTCCAATATATTTCCTAGCTAATTCAATATCGCTATTATTCATATTATTTGTTTTCATTGTCTGAATTCTTTTTGAATACAATCTTAATCTTCGACTGATCTCTAATCGTATTAACAATATTAAACTCAGATGCCTTACTCTCAGGATCGTTAAGTTTCTTCTTCCCTTCCTTCACTGGCAATTGCGAGTATTCATTAACAAAGTCTGGGAACGAGTCAAGCACCGATCTTTGATTTGTATTGAAATAATGCTTTGATTCGGCAGGGCCAAGCATACCCCAGAGATATGCCTCATGTGCCACAAAGTCAGGATTTGATTTTAATTGTTTTGCCGCCGCTTGTTCCGCAGGAGTCATTCTAGCAATTTCTTTTGGATCTTCACCAAGGTATACTGCCTTGAAATTAGGATCACTAGAGAGTTCAACTGCACCGACAATGCTCATGTTATCACCAGTCATCTGATCCATAATTTTTTGTGAAATATTCTCAGCGTCAAATCCACCCCACTTAGCTGATTGAGGCCCAGACTTAACTGCCTTAATTAATGACTTTCTTCCCTTGAAAGTATTTGAGAAGGTATCAAGTTCTCTCGATGGGAGCAACCCTTCAGCTACTTTGAACTCCTTTGTTTTTTGGAATGTTCTAATTGCATTCTCAGCCGCATCCATTGCCTGCTTCTTCTTTGCAGATTCTGGACTTTTTTCATAGGCTCTTCGTTTAGTTTGATACTCTCTGAACAGCTTATCAACTTTCATCTCATCCCTAGTTGCATCCTTTGCACCTAGAGATTCCTGCAAGAATTTCTCCTCATCTTTCACAGCAGATTCAGCTGTATTGATATTATCAATTAATGCATCTCGATCTGATTGGCTGAGTTTTTCTACTCCTTTGTAACGAGTAGATCCAGATGCTATCTTATCATCTACTTCCAATTGCTTCTTCAAGTCATTGTGCTCCTTGATTAGATTTCTTAAATCTGACTTGTTTGCGGAAGTTAGTGACTTCTTGAGTGCGACATTTTGAACGATAAGAATAGTACTCTGATCTGCTTTAGACAATCCAGAGTTAGCGATCTCGTTTGAGAAGATACGAACAGTTCTAGTATTGGAATCATGAGCGTGTTGATCCATGTTATATGTTAGCAAGTGAATTGCACCATACTTCTGAGCCTTTGATGACATATTGGCAACTGGCCCCCATGCGTTATTAGCCCATACTAGTTTATACTTGTTGCCCTTGCCATCATCGAGCAGATTTTCTTGGTTAACCTTTAGGTCAGGGAACGAGTGACCACCCATGTCTCCATCAGTAGCACCATGCCTATCTGCCATAGCTAACTGCACAACCTTGCCATCATACTCCGTATCAAAGTCCTTAAACTCTGGAGCATTCATCAACTTGGGATCAAACTTGAATGAAATTTCAGCCCCATTCTTATTTCTTGCATATACAACAGATGCACGCTTATCGAATTTGAAAACTTTGAAATCCTCTACTGGATAATCATGCCGCATACCAATTGTTGGCAGGGCCTCAGTACTTTTGAATGGACGATTTGCATCAACTACCCCATCAGGCCCAATTACACTTCTGAGATATGTCTCATCCTTGCTAGACTGGTAGTTTTTAGGAATAGGCTCAGGAAGGTAGCTGGTATTGTTAGATGCTGATCCTTGATCTTGTGGTTTTACTTCTTGTCCCTTTGAGTAAACAAGATCGTATTTTCCCTCACCAACGTGCTTGTAAACATCAACATTCTTTCCAGATAAATCATCTTGGATTTTTCTATTTTTATCAGCAGGGAAATAAGTTGAATACTTGTCATGTCTTCCCCTTGTAGGCAATCTTAACGATTGATCAGAAGTGGTTATGATATAGTGATTTGGATCACCTTTTATGTATTCCGTGCTAACTCCTCCTTTGCTAAATGAAGGAAATTGTGTTGGTCTATTTGCTGGATTTACTGCATCAGCTAGTGTTAATATTGGCTTTCTATTGTAATCTGTTCTAACTACCCCGCTCTCAATGATATCATTAAATGCTTTATCTCCTCGGATCACTCGATAGAATTCATTTGGCTTATTAAAATCTCCGACGACCGCACTTTTTTCTGGCATTTGTATACGCTCATATGCCTTCTGTTGCTCTTCTCTGATATTGATTACCTCACCATTCTTATCAAGCAATGGATTACCATCAGGAAGGTAGTTTGCTACAATCTTGCCATAGTTGAATGGCATCTCATCTCCACTCATCCTTGTGATCTTATTGGTACGATCGAGACGATATGTCCTGAAGACTGGGCGTGATGGTTTGACCTTATTGAGTGTAGGATTCTTTTCAGCATGAGCCGCACTCATCTTGCCAAATACAGCATTGGCAAATCCCTTATACTCCTCCCACTTCTCTCCGTACTTATCCTTGAAGTATGGATCTGATGGTTTGTTCTTTCCATGAGCGTCCATGATCGCCTGAGCGTCATTCATGATTGTGTGGATCGTATGATTGAGATTCTGAGCCTTTGACTTGGATGCCATCTGCTTGATATTCTCAGCCAGTTGCTGGGTATCCATCACCTCAATCAGGATCTGTCCCTTAGCACCAACTTTAACGCCCACAGGAACGATCTCAGAGAGCTTTACTCCCCTTGTGGCATACCTTACCTTGCCGCCTCGTCCCCTGCTTGTAGCGGGGTTGTAGAGCACTTGGAATCGTGACCCATCACCCTTCTCCGCAGTCCTGCTCAGACTACGCAACATCTCGATTTGAGGACGATTAAATACCCCAGTAGCTTCCAGCTTGGCAATAGCCGCATTGGATAGGAAATAACCATCCCAAGACTTTGTCGATGGATTGTAGCGTAATTCTCCATCCCTTAATTGCTCACCAGCAGATACTCGTCCTCGTTGGATCTCATCAATCTTCCATCCTCCTGCCTCACGGCGTTGATCCGTATCCCGACTAATTGGGATCGGTTGCTTGTTCTTATCAAGGATCATAACTCCATTGGCATCAGTCTCGTAGTCACTCACAAGCAACTTGTGCATTGGGTCATTAGGATCGAGCAAGATAGTAGACCCAGAATCCTTCTTGTATTCCCTTAGTTTGTTTGAACGCCTCCACCCAGCGGAGTCTTGTAGCATCTCGTTGAATAGCTTCTTGCCCTGCGGGGTTTCAATCAGAGTGGCGAGTCCAGTACCTTCTACCATCCTGCCATTAGCCTCATAGGTTCCACCCATCTTCATGTGGAGATCCTTAATGATCGGGGTTGAGCTGATAACCGAATCCAAGACGGCATTCATCTTTGACTTTCCAGCAATCCTTCCAAGTTGACCAGTCTGGGCGAGATCCAACATACGATTTGCTTTTGAATCTACGAAATACTCGATTGCCATCTTGCGGTCATCGATTGGATTGTAGATCTCATTGTTTGACCTAGCCTGACGCTCCATTCGTGCGTGGTACTCTGCTTTGAACTTCTCAAATGACTTATCAAGTGTTCCATCCAATGCCCTGAGCACTCCTCCATTCTGAATGCCATCTCCAACTAGTAACGAGGCTACGGACTCCTCCATGCCATTCTTAATGAGCAATGCGTGGTTAACCTCGTGGGCTACTAGTGCCTTGAGTGGGTTAGTACTATTTACATTGATGCTGACATTACTAGTGACTCCATTGTCATAGTGATATGATCCACCTTCCTTTTTGAAGTCCCACTTCAGTTCTGGGAATGCGGCAGAGTAGGTTCCAATTGAACGCCTAATACCAGCAGGTAGATTTGTGAATCGTGATAGTTGCTCTGGATCTTCAATACGCTTCCTGAAGTTCATCTCATCACCAAGTTGACTCACGCGAATGTCACGCTTAGATCCGATCATCATACCACCCAGTGCCCTACCTACGCCACCGAATGCAATAGATCCTGCCAGTGCTCCCTTGAGCATATTAGGATCAACCTTACCCTCATTTTCCACGAAACCAAATCCAGTCATCATTGGAATGGCGTGAGCGGTTCCCTTTGCCATATCGGTAGCGATCTTTCCAGTAAACATTCCAGCCGTAGTTGCTGAGTCAAAGAAATGTGATAGTGCCTTGCCCATAGGCCCAATGGTCTCATTACGAGCAACTCGTTGCCAGAATGGTACAGCACCAATCTTTTCAAGTGCCTCCTTGCCCATGACTCTGCTGAAGTTACCAATAGACTTAAGTAGTGGGCCTGATGAGATGACCGCAACAGCACCTTGTAATAATGGGACTCCGCTAAATAGAGCACCAGTCTTCGCCATTCCAATGATATTAAGTGCCTTCTTAGCCTGATCAACTCCAGTATCACTGATGAATCCAGAGATTCCACTATCAATCTTCTCAAGACCAGTACCGATCTTCTCAGTAGCCTTACCAATACCCTCTGCAATTGCACTAGCCGACTTTCTCCCAACTTCAGACATTGTCTCAAGTACTGCTGGTGCATCAGTAAATTGTGACAGACGCTCAATGTTACGAGTAGATTTTTGAATGTCTACTCCAGCTTGCTCTACGAGTGGCTTTAATGCATCCGCACGGCTTTGCATCTTATTTGCAAAATTACGAATTGTTGTAGCCCTTTGAATGTCTCCGATTGATGAGAAATTATCTGCCTTCTTTAATGCTAGATTAGCGGCATCCTGAGATGCGATTAATACTGGTTCATGCGTAGCTAGTGCTAGTTCGGCATTTGACTTCTTCGCAATTTGCTCCGCTAGTTTACCTGCTGCTCTTTCACCAGTATATGCAGTCTCTGCAACTCTTCCAGCCTCGAAAGCCTTTCCAAATGGGATATACATTAGGGGATCGAGTGCCATTGATGCGAATGATCCTACATTCTGCTGAATCTCCTGAACTCTTTCTTCTGGCAATGCTACCTTAGCATTCTCAGCATTCTGGACTAGATTAGTCGCAATACCTATATCGTTTTCTAGTTTAGCATTATTGTATCCTTGGATAACATGATTGATAGCCTCGTTCTGTTGCTTAGACTGCCAGTACCTTTGCTCAACAATCTGATCAGAAAGTTTTGCGGCATCAATCATCTCTGGAGTTTTCCAGCTATCTGGAAGTAGACTTGAAACTACATAGTTCTGAGCACTATCAATCTTTCCACCAGTATTCATAAACAAGTCACCCGCCTTCTTGGCAAATGCCGCAGAATGCATGATTGCCTTAGTTCCAGATGTAGTGAATGCATCGATCTTTACCTTGTCCTCATTGATCTTGTTTTCAAGTTCGTCCTGAGATCCAGTTGCGGCTAGATATGCGTTATATACTGGGCTAATAGTTGGAATTAGTTCAAACGCACCCTTTGCGGCATCCCATAATCCACCTAGTGCTCCAGCTACATGATCTGTAAGTGGAATGTCTGGTTGTTGGAACACCTTATCCTTACTCACGATCTTAAATGCTTCAAGGTTATCTGGCTTTATCAGTTCATCCTTCGATAATTTATATGCCTTACCCTTTTCCGTAAGCATACCATTGTTATCAATCACCCCAGCCGCACCTAGATCATCAAATCTCTTACCAGAATCAGTAAGGCTACCATCCTCGTTGATTAATCCTCTAGCTAGGAAGTCTTCCTTAGTAACTACTGGCTTGAGATATGTCTCTGGATCTGATGCTCCACCCTGACTATCTGGGCCTCCAGTTAGTGGAGAAATTGTAGCTACTTCACCAAGGTAGTTTTGTAGTTCTCCGTAAACAGCAGAGTTATACTGAGGAAGAAGGCTTTCATCAATTTCCATATTTTTAAATTTTGTTTGGTCTGATTATCGCGCTGGATTTCCTGTTGTGTTTCCAAATCTAGCACCTAGTGGAACATATCCAGATGGTGGACTAATAGTCAATGTCTGATTTGATTGATTAACTCCTTTTGATGCAGTATCTAGATATGATTGAGATTCATTCTTGTAGTTCATTGTGGTAGTTGAACCCCCACCATATGGTTTGTATTGCTTGGTTCCATATAGTTTCATCATATCTCCAGCTACTGGTTTCAATTGATTAATAGCATCATTTCTGGTATCGTACATTAATTTCAACCTGTTTTCAATAACGCCTCTCATATCACTTAGTATCCTCCTTGCCTCCTTCTCACTTGAGTTAGTTTTGATTTCAAGTTGTGAAGCAAGTAGTTTTTCACCTTCGTCATTACTGAGTGGACTCAGTCCACTTCCTTTTGCGGCAATAACCGCATCAACAAATGCCTTTCCTTTAACTGAATCAAATTTATTTAGTGCATCTTTCGCATCAGATCCAGAGATAAAACTTGTTCCTATTGTCCCAAATACTCCATTGAATCCTTTGTGATTTTGAAGATCGGTCATTGTTTTGTACATAGACTCAAGAGTAGAGATAGCACTATCAGTTTGATCAATGGTTTTCTTTGCAGTGTCAATATCTGCAACTGATACTATTTGTTGAGCCTTTGGCTTATCTACCACAGGTGCTTGTTGATTCATTTGCTGAGGTTGTGCTGGAATAGCATTTACCTGTGGACTTGCTGGTGGTTGAACCTTAGCCTGAGGATTTGTAGGAGGTGACTGCTTTGGAATCGCATATTGTTGACCATTGTATTCAGCAATGTCAAAATTAGGATCTTGAGATATCTTGATATTTGTCTCATTTTTTGGAAGCACAACTCCACTAAGTGTTTGAATATCCCCTTCAAATCCTGCTGGATTCGTTTCTGCTGCTGCATCTACTGATGGGAGGTTATTGAATCGAGAATCATATCCAGTTTCACCAGCACCTTGTCCCTGTCCCCCATCAACTAGTCCAAAAATTCTCTTGGCAGATTGTGAGTCGAACTTAATCTTTTGATTTCCTTGGAATGCAGAGTCAGCAATAGCGTTACCAGTCTCATAATCATATATAGCACCAGTTTGCTTTCCTCTTCTAGCCCTAGTGCCATTGATCATAACGTCCTCTTTAGGCTCCGTTCTTTGCAACTTACTTACCTCGTCGATGCTTTTAGCTAGTGAACTTGCAATGGTATTTGCCTGAGCGGAATCGCCAGAGTCAATTGCTCCTTGAAGTGCTGAAAGCGTATCGTTAGGAATCTGGATCTTGTTCTGATCAGCGAAATTAATTGCTCGCTCCGCTGAACCCGCGGCAGATGAAAGTAGTGCATAGTCTTTGCGACCCTGCTGATTGGCATTAGCCTGATTTGTTTCTGCATTTTGCTGCTGAATACGAAGTTGTGCGTTTTGATAGTCCTGATTGATCTTGTCAGTTCCAAACTTAGCAAACATACTGATTGCGTTATCGACCTGAGCAGCAATACCTGCTTTGTTAAGATTTGATAGTGAAGGATCAGACAACTGAGTCTTCATCGCATCGATCTGTGGAGCAAAATCTTTATAGATACCCTTGGCGTTATCAAGAAGAGAAATAGTACCCTTGATTCTTGCTGCAAGTTCCTTGTCTTGTTTTGCTAGATCACTTTGTTTCTTAGAGTAGTCACTAATTCCGCTTTGAACACCATGTAATCCTTCTCGCTGAGCCTGATACAATTGATCATTAGCCTCATTAGCTACGCCATAGCTTGGAGTATAACTGCTTGCATCGAATCCTTGTCCTAAAAGTGCCATTGTATATTTTATTTAAATTAACCAAAAATCCCCTTGAAGTCCTTAGCACTTGCAAAGTTTTTATCCGTAAATGATCCGTAGTCTCCACCAGAACTCGATCCACCCAGTGCTCCACCAAGACCTCCACCGAGTTGTGCTCCCATCATTGCTCCTGCTGGCCCTCCAATGGCAAATCCACCAATTGTTCCAGCAAGTGTTGCGATATTACCAATACCAGACTGATATTTCTGTAGATCTTGTTTATACTTTGCCTGATTGTATGCGTCCTGAGCCTTAACCCTTGCCTGTTCCATTCCGAATCCAGTCGAATAATCGAATAGTTTGGGAGTTCCTTGCCCAATCTGGTTTGTCCCAGTAGTCATAAAGTTCTGGCCTAGCGACATTGATGCTGGAGATCCAGCAAGAAGTCCCTGAACAGGAGAGTAGTAGTTCTGTGATGTTCTGAAAGCCTGCTCTCCAAGTTGAGACGCATTAGCTCGACGATTCTGAACTGCACCTTCGCGGTTTAGCACTTCTGCTGCCACTGATGCGTTTCCGCTGAGTTGTCCTCGACTAGCGTATGCTTCCCTAGCTGCCTGTTGTGCGTTGCGAGTAGCCTCACCACTAAGTCCCTGAGCCTCCTGATATGACCTATTAGCCAACGATGCCTGATTCCGCATCAACTGCTCACTCTCAGGCGACATAGCCCCTAGAAGACCCCTCACCGCTCCAGCCTGACCAGTCATAGACGCAAACTCAGCACCTCGCGCAGCAGTCAGTTGATCCTGAGCCTGTCCAGTTGCCCTGCCAAACTGAGAGATGTACCCATTCTGACCATTGCCATAGAGGAAGTTGGTAATGTCTCCTAGGTTGAGGCCCATGTATCCCTCTCTAGCACTGCGCTCAAAATCTTGAACTCCTCCAGTAGTAGAACGATATACATCCAATAGCTTATTAGTCTGACCAGCGTAGTCAGACTTTGTTGGCTTAGGCATTTTAGGTTTGCTTCCCATAAATTTATTTTTTTAGTTTGTTAAAGAACTTCTTCATTGAGAAGCCTCTTAGTTTTGGTGAGTTTTTAAATTCCCTCTGAAAGATAATGTATTCAAAGTCATCTTTGAATGGTTCTAAACATTTGTGCATATTGCCGCAGCACATCGTGACAAAGAGAGAATCCGAGTGGCACATTTCGACAGCAATTGTTGGATCTTCACTACTAACGTAGAAGCCAAGAGCGAATCCATCAAAGCAAGAGACAACGATTCCATGACATAAATGCCAATCAAGAACGCTATGAAAATTGATCT